GCCCACGGAGCGACGGCAGCAACGGCAAGACCATCGGGCTTCACTTCTGTTGAATGGGTCGGGAGCGTAGAGCCAACAAATGCTTCAAACGGCGACACGTGGATTGATACAACATAATGGTAAATAGTTTATTGAATGATATATTGTCTTACTGGAAACTCGACGAAGCAAGTGGCGATGCTGATGATGCAGTTGAGAATTATGATGGGACGGTGACAGGCGCAACCTACGGAGCAACCGGAGTTCTAAATGATTGTTATAGTTTTGATGGGAGTGGGGATTATGTAAGTTTTGGAGATGTTAGTGAGATTGATGGGGCGACAGCATTAAGTATTTCTTTGTGGATGAAAACAAGTAGTTCAGCAGCACAAGGAATATTGGGGAAAGACGAATATATATCAGCCCCAGCAGACCACACTTTTCTAGTCTATAAAACAAGTAGTTCACAATCAGCCGCATTCTTTGTTTCAGCAACGGCGGGAAGTTGGGACGCTTCGATTGGAGGAGATACGGAAATAAATGATGGAGAGTGGCATCATATAGTTTGTGTTTATGATGGAGCAAATCCGATGAAATTATATATTGATGGGGTTGATGAAGGAACTCCATCAGGAACAGAGCCGGCAGCATTAAGGAGTAATGCCCAGCCTTTAATCTTAGGGAGATGGGGAATTGGGACACAATATGTTGGTGATGTCGATGAGGTCGGAGTTTGGGAGACAGGTCTAACTTCAACACAGGTCGGACAATTATACAACTCAGGAAATGGTTTAGCTTATAGTAGTTTTGATTCGGGCGCAGGTGCGGAAATAAACCCGAAGATTAAGGCAGCAGGAACATTTTCAACAAAGCCAATCAAATATAAAACTGGGGGAGCCTTCGCTTCTAAGGTTACGAAGGTTAAGGTGAGTGGGTCATTCTAATAGAACAGCGTCGAGGAAACGTAGTAAACTAGAGAAGCAGATGGATATAAACATGAATGATTTATGTCCCTTGATCTATGTATGTAAAGACAAAGTTTATGAGTGGAGATGCTTCGGAAAATACCGAAGCTGTCGGGAATACCAAGCCTATGTCAAACGTAATTCTCAAGAATAGAAACATTTATATAGGTGTGTGTGTGTGTGTATGTATGAAACAGAAAGGAGGTAAAATGGAAAAAATAAAAATTAAAGCAATAGACAAAAAGGATTCGGGATTAGTTATTGTTAAATATGTTGTGTGTGAATATGTTGGGATGCCCGACGCTGAAGCAACACTTAATACAAAGTGGCAGTCTCAAGAGGTTGACTATTTAGAGAAAGATGTAGGCATAGGCGGGAAGGTTAAGGTTACAATTGTTCAGAAAGATAAATATACAAATATAACAAAGGTTGATTTCTCTAGTGCAGAGAAAGGAGACACAGTTATAACAGAATCAGAGAAGGTTGCTGATGTGCCAAAGGATGTCGGGTTAATGTCTGTTAAGGATATTAATATCACATCGCAGTGTCTAACTAAGGCATGGGTTCAAACAGACAAAGAACCTAAGGAGATATTAGACGCTTACAGATTTTTTGTTTTAGAACTAGAACAAAATGGTTAATAAATCTTGTAACTCTTGTAACTTTTGTTACTCTTGTGACTTTTGTTACTCTTGTAACTCTTGTAACTTTTGTTACTCTTGTGACTCTTGTGACTCTTGTGACTTTTGTTACTCTTGTTACTCTTGTGACTTTTGTTACTCTTGTTACTCTTGTGACTCTTGTAACTCTTGTTACTATTGTAACTCTTGTGAGAATCTAGATAATGGGTTTATGTGTATAAATCTAAAACTTAAGGAAAAGGACGAATCTAAATATTGGATTTTCAATAAGGAAGTTTCAAAAGAGGAATGGGATAATCGTTACGATATTGGAAAGCCTGAGGTTTGCTCTGAGTGTAGGAGACCATTAGAAAAACTATGAATGATCAAATTAACAAAGTCGCAAAGAAAGTTTCGGAACTATATGCGAGACTATTGCAGAAGCGATATATCGAAATCAGAGCGAATGGTAAACTTAAAAATGTCTGGTGTTCAAGATACACAGGAATAGCTTATTAAATTAATTGTCCCCATGTTTTGAAGGGGGCTTCATAATCATGGAAACTAAAAAAGAAAGACAAGAAAGAATAAGCCTAATGAAGTGGGGTGAGTTCGCGGTGGAAATGGATAAGATGATCCACAATGGAAAAATCTAAAGGAAAATTCATATGTGTAGTATGTGGGAATATAAAGTTTAGACATTCATATAATCAAAAATGCTGTAGTACACGATGTTCTCAAAACAAATGCAACAGGAATAGAAAAGGGTTAGACATAAGGGATCCTAAATATATTCTTAAGTTATTATTAGAGTATGAAGCTTTAGCTTAGCCCGCCGGGAGAGAGCGACCGTGTACGCTTCATCTTAAGTCTTTCCCCGCAGCGTGCGGGTCGGCTCTCACGCGAGCCTAAAGCCATAAGAATCGGTACACGCCACGCACCGGCTTTCGATAAGATGTCCCGTACCTCTACTAACTCAGCGGAGTAGAGGTACTCTTAATTAAATAAAAAACAGGAGGTAAAGATGGAATACAGAACAGATGAACAATGGAATGAAATATGCAATAGTGCGTTTAATGGAAATTGGACAACGGCTTCGGAAGAAGTTGTAGAGTTCGGTTTTTATGCTGCGGACTTAGTAAGGAAGCAGGAAGAAGAATTAGACGATAATGAGATGAATCAGATTAAGGATTTAGATTTGGTTTATTTAGCAGAGATGGCTGCAGAAATTAGATATAAGAAATGAAGTCTTGGATTAACAACGTGTTAAGAGTAGTGTGTGTATATGTGATAGTGTTCTGTCTGGGTATGATCTTATGATAAGTGAAATGCAGTTTTGGCAGAATTTAAGTTATCTTAGAAATAGATATCCAGTAGAATATGGAATGAGAGATATTAGTGAGTATTTGTATTACCCACTAAGAGATTAACCGCCTTAAGCGGTCCCCTTTTTTGCTAGACAATCTTAAGGTATTCGAGCATTGTTCTACGAGAGCAACCCCACATTCTACAACAATCCTTAATAATTAATAATTCATCAACTTTCTTTTTCTTCATAGATCTAATAACTTGTAATCGTTTTAATCTTGCAGCTTCATGTGACATAAAAGAAAGAGAACACACTACTTTATAAAATTATCGTTTGTATAATTCTTCAGTATGTCTCAACTTCTCCTCAGGAGTATCATTAGAATACATCATATAAGCAGCAAAAGGGTACTTAATGGTCCATGCTTCCATCTTAGCCTGATGCTCTGATTGCTTAAAATCTGTTAACATCTACATATTTCCTTATCAACTTCAATAACCTTTTCAGCATCTATTAAGGTTTGTAAGTAATCATTAACAGTACGAACAGACATACCATAATCAATAGAGAATACAGCAACAAACTTCTTCCTAAGTATATTCTTCTTTGGTACACTCTCAGATAACAACCTTATCCTATCCATTCTTTCATTAGCATTAGTCATAACAATCTTAATACATTAACCTTTATAAATGTTGTGACACATACACAGTCCCTAGAATCTATGGCTCTACTATTATTTTCTTATCGTCGGTAAACCCCCTTTTTTAGTATACCCTCGACTATGCGATAGCATCATTTGACTAAACTCAAAGGGAAATATCGGTCGTTCAGTCTCATTACTCATCCTTAGAAAAGGAGAGGAATGTGTGTGTCTCGCGTTGTCTCTTATTGCAATGGAAGGGATTATGGAGTGATTAGGAGGTTCTTCGTTTCTAATGTGAAGTCATCTGAGTCCTATTCCTTAAGTTCTTTAAACCATAATGTATCATTCAATACCATCGACAATACATGATCCTTTATAATATATCCGTTAACAGTGTGAACTCCCAAAGGTTAACAGTGTGAACAATCCATATTATATCACTCTCTCTAGAATGCAAAGCTTTACATAATCTCCTTACGTTAGCTTGCCGAAGCAAGCTAGCCCCAACAGCTTAACTAAGCTATAATTCTAGAAGGGCTCGTACAGACGTATTCCGGGGGGTACAAGCTCACATCGCAAGCTCGCTCGCCTATCTGAGCTCTGTAGAGCCAGCCTTGCTCACCTGCGGGCTCACAGCTCGCCTAGCCTACGGGCTCAGTGCGCTAGGCTCGCCTACCTACGCATCGCAAGCTCGCTCGGCGGGCTACGCCTGCGGGCTGGCCCTGCTCGCATAGCCTCGGCTCGCTCGCCCCCCGCGCCGCCTGAGGGCTGGCGGGGCGCACCATAACAATCACAAACATATATAAAGAACACACAACATTTACATATAAATACACCAAAACAACCAAATATACACCGATTCCCAACCAAACTTCCCCCTATATGTCATGGTTGCCCCAAGACAAAACTTTTAAAAATAATATGGTAATGACAAAAGCAGAAAAAGTAAAACAAGGAAAGAAGAACAAAGCCGCAGGAGCTAAGTTTGAGAAGAAAGTCAGAGAACAATATGAGTCAGAAGATTGGATATTTTCAAAATGGAATAATAATATTGAAGATGGAAAGATTATCCCAGCAAGAAATTACTACATCCCAGGCAGAGGTAATGTCATGGGTTCAGGATTCCCAGATTTCATAATGTTTAGAAAAGATGATGATTTTAAACATCTATATGAAGTAATGTTTGTTGAAGCCAAATTAAACGGATTCCTTTCAAAAGAAGAAAAAGAAAAATTAAAAGTCCTGAATGACATGGGACACAAGACATATGTCGCTTATGAGGATAAATCTCAACCAAATGGGATAAGATTACGGGAATATGTGCATACAAAAGGAAAGGAGAAGATTCTTAGAGGATGAAAATACAGTATGATGATTGGCAGAAGGAAATTATGGAAGAAGAAGAACACCATATACTACTTGCCAAAGGGAGAAGGATTGGAGCAACACATTTATTCGCAGAAAAAGCAGTGGAATGGTTAAAAACACACCATAACCCTCATCCTACATCACAAATCGTCTGTGCATCGCTTACAATCGACCAGGCACAACTTCTAATAGCATTCGCAACAGCATACGCACAACAAACCTGTCCAGAACTTATCGGAAAAGGAAAAGATAAGCCCACATTAAACAAATTAGTCCTAAAAGTAAAAGGGAACAGAAGAATACTCCTAGCCAAACCAGTTGGAGATACAGGGAGAAGTTCAAGAGGTTTTGAAGGACAAATACTTATGGTTGATGAAGCACCATTCCAACCAGACCTATTCTTCAATGCAGCAACACCTATTTTAGCAACTACAAACGGTAAAATATGGATGTTTGGAACCTTTGACGGACAAGAAGGATATTTTTGGAAGAATTACAAAAAGGCAGTAATAGACAAGGACCCAAAAGCAAGGTTTAAGGTTTGGGAGATGGACACCGAAACAGTTTCTAGAAAAAGACCAATATCAGAATCGTGGACTCAGGAACAACATGATGGACTAATTGAATACCTCGCAGAAGAAAAAGCAGATAGGTCCGAAATGTCTTATGCGCAGGAATACCTCGCAATAGCTGGATTAGACAAAAGACAATTTTATAACGACGCATGGATTGATAAGGTATGCCACATCGATGAGGAAGAACAAATAATCCCAAAGACAGGGGATAATTATGGAGGATTTGATTTGGCAAGAATGGGAGGGGATTCTTTCACTTCAGAAATCCTAAAGAAAATCACAGATGAAAACGTGATTCAAATCGACCACTATACAAGAAAGATGCTTCTAACAACAGATAACGAAGACTTAATCATGGAGTACACAAGAAAACATGATTGTAAGATGTCGGGAATCGATGCAGGAAGTGGAACCCTAGGAGTATCAATTCTTGATCATCTATTGAAAATCTCAGATATGAAAAATAGAATTTACGCAATGAACAACCGAACAATATCAGTAGACCAAGAAGACGGAAAACAAAGATTGTTTAATGAAGATATGCATGACAATGTCAGAGCCATGGGAGAACGGGGAGAACTACACCTATTCGACGACGACGAAGTCAAAGCATCGTTACGTTCTGTCAGATGGGATAAGGTTCAGGATTCTCATGGACTCTGGAAAGTTAAAATTTCTGGCAAGAATACCCATATAGTTGAGGGAATTATGAGGGCGGCTGAATTAGCAGCAAAAGACAAAGATTTAAAATGTTTCATTCGGTCGTTATAGTATGGCAGCAACAAGTGTTTTATCAACTGACGCGGAAATGTTAGCAATGGCGGGAGAATTAGTGGACGCCACAGGATTCACAGACGCAAATAAAACCGCGTGGGGAATTCAAGCAGAGAACTTTCTTTCAGCACTAGTAAATTATGATTTAACTGCGAACGTCTTAACTCTATCAGCAAATTATAAAAATATGCTTTCCGAATATGTCGCAAGATATGTCGCATGCTCCGCAATAATGTATAATATGGCGACGGTAGGAGCGGTCTTTTCATCATTAATCGAGCCGGAAGATATGGTTCAGTATCATATTCACCGAATGGAGAAGATCGAAGGGATATTAAAAGAAGGTTCAGTCTTAAAAGAGATGGGGATAGCATGACATTAGACATCCCGGGAGATAAAGTATTCATTCAACGTGATGTGAGGGAAACACCAGCGGCAACAGCGACGGCGACATCCGTAGGATTAACAGACCCCTTATATTTAACTTTAGCAAATTACGCAGACTTAACAAATGAAAGAGTCCTGACAGCAGGAGAGGGTATCGATTTCACAGATACAGGAGCGAATGGAACTTTAACAATTAACGGGGAACACGCAACAGATACGGGAAATAAAGGCATTGCGACTTTTGACGCTTCTGATTTTGATGTAACAACAGGGACGGTAACAATAGACGACAGCGGTGTAGACCATGACTCAATAGGAAACACCCACAACATGACAACAGACATAGACGCAAGAATAACACCGGGAGAAGGGATTAATTATACTACTGGAACAATCTCTTGTGAATTGGCAACATCAGCAAATTTAGGAATAGCAACATTCGCAACAACTGATTTCGTCGTGAGTACTGGGGATGTGGCGTTGGGCGCTACAGTAATGATGAGTGTTGATGGCGATTCGGGAACAGCGACTCCAGCCGTTCATAATGTAGATATTCTGGGGGGAGAAGGGATAACAACATTAGGAGCAAACAACGACATAATAATATCAGGAGAGGATTCGGCAGCAGGGAACAAAGGGATTATAATCGTCGACGCTGGGGATGGTATTGATGTTTCTTATACGGCTGGAACAGCGACTATATCGGGAGAAGCGGCATCACTAACAAATGCAGGGATAGTAGAATTGGCAACAATCGCAGAAACTCAAACAGGAACTTCCGAGGTTTTGGCAGTTTGTCCTAATTCTCTTTTTGAAGTTTTACAACCAATCGGGGCAGTAATCGCATGGTTAAAATCATACACAAACACACCTCAAACACTACCTACTGGTTGGGTTGAATGTGCAGGACAAACCCTCTCCGACGCTGGAAGTGTCTATAATGGTCAAGTAATCCCAGATTTAAATGGAGGGGAATTTCTTAGAGGAGATACGACAAGCGGGGGAACTGGGGGAACATCATCACATAAACATAACGAAAACGCAGAAGTAGAAATGCAAGCAGGAACTAGTGAATGGTGTATGACACAATCAGAATCAGGAGGAGATTATTTACAAAACACCTCACATATACCACCTTACTATAATGTGGTTTGGATAATGCGAATTAAGTAAAGATTTAAATACTTAGCAATTCTTAGCAAACCATGGCAAATGGCACAAGAGACTACGATAACGTACAGATATTAAGCGATGTGGACGGGACTTTGGAACTTGTAACAAGTCCATCACAAACCCTCGACGTAGCAGGGAACAACGGAGAAACAATTTGGGATAATGACCAATGGGCAGAATACAACGGATATTATAGAAAAAATCAGGGGGGTACAAAAGCAGCAATAACTCAATACGCGGTATGGATCGCGGGGCGAGGATATGAAACAGACGAGACAACAAAGAAGAAATTAGAAAAAATCAGGGGAAACGGTACGGACACATTCAAAGGAGTTCTAAAGAATATGTTGAGGGTTAAGAAAGTAGGTGGAGATTCATTCGCAGAAATTATAACCTCAAATAACAAACCAGTAGAATCAAACGGTAGAAATTTAATCAATGTGAAACCAATGAATGCAGGGACCACAAGGATTGTATCAAACACAGCAGGAATAATTATTGGTTACGAACAAACATCAAAAGGCGAGAAGATAGGAAAACGATTAGAACCATGGCAAGTATTCCACTTATCAAACGACCGGGAAGGCAGCGAGATGCACGGCATCTCTGTTTATGAAGGCTCGACTGCGATGTTAGATAAGATTCAACAGTTAGATAATGACATGACGGTTGTATTCCATCGTTATGTAATGCCTTTCCTAATCTTCAAAGCAAAGACAGACAAGGAAGCAGAGTTGGCGAAGTTATCAGTATCACTAACAACAGGCTTAAACAAAGGTAAAGGTTTAGTAATTCCAGAAAAGGCCCTAGACACAGCAGACTTTAAAATCCCACAATTCTCGACGCTGAACCCTTTAGATTGGAGGCAAGAATGGAAATCAGAAGCGATTAAGGATCTAGGTATGCCTGAGTTACACATGGGAAATGCTGGTGGAACAAACGAAGCATCATCAAAGATGGTAGCATTTACTTTCGAGCAACCAGTAGCAGACGAACAAGAAGACCTCGAACAACAAATATTATATCAATTGAAAGTAAAATTAAAACTAGTCGCACCTTTAAGTATTGATGATAGTGTTAGTGAAGATGAGAATAAAGACGGGAATCTATCGGGCGAAAAGAAATCAGAAGTAAAACTCACGGAAGCTAAAAAGGAAGGGAAAAATCCTTCGAACTCCTCGGTAAAGAAGAAACTATGAAACTCTGCAATAACGTAGTAGTTCTCGAGAAAAAAATGTGGAGGGTTGAAAAATTACTTTGGTATGTGGCAGGAGTTATTTCTTTAAAATTTGGCGGGGAAGCAATCCCTGTAGTCATGGCAATGTTTAGATAGAAAAGTTTATAAAGAGAGCACACATTAAATATACATGGTAGAAGATGGTAACACTGAAACAAAAACTAACAATACGACTGGACAAGAAGGAGACAAGAATAATAAATCTAATCCGGCATCTGATCAAGGAAATCAAGTACCTTCTGACCTTGATAGGGCTGAAGCAGCCAACAAAGAAAAAGAGAAACTTCTAGAACAAGAATCAAAATTATTAGACCGTAAGGAAAAACTACAAGCAATACAAATGGTAGGCGGTCACACAGTTACAGGACAAGAACAAGCCAAGAAAGAAGAAACAGCAGAAGAATATACAGAACGATTCGAAAGGGGAGAAATTAATTTAGCAGAATGATAACCAAAGAAATTCTAAAAGTAGAAATTGAAAAGACCGAAGAAACTATTAAGCAATTAATTAAGATTCAAAAAGAGCAAGACAAGAAACACAAACAATTAATTAAGGACTGCGATGCAGGGATAGAAATTAACACATTTGTTCTAGAGAAACTCAAAGAAGAATATAAAGACACCACCGCGAAAAAGTGAGATTCTTGAGAGAATCTGCCAATTTTTCCGCACCCTTTAGTAATGCCACAATCCATAACATTTAAATAGTATCTATATCTAAGATAATCAATGGCAAACGAAGCAATACAAGTTGAGGGACCTTATGCAGTATATGATTTGACTGTGGCAACAGGAACAGCAATACCACAATTTACTCTATTACAATTAACAGACAACAGAACAGGAAGCGCATCAAGTGGCGCGCAGGTATGGGGTGGAATTGCTATGACTGAAAAGACAACTACTGACGGTGTGGTTAATATGGGAGCAGCTAAGAGTGGTATTTGGAACTTAAAGGATTCTGGAAGTGGTGGAAGCACTGGGGCTTTAGTAGTTCTCGCAGCAGCTAACACGATTAAGGATGCAAGCGCAGCAGACTTATTGACAGGTAAAGTTATCGGTCGAAGATTACAAGATGCAGCAGGAAGTGAAGTAACTGAAATTCAGTTAGGAGACTTCGCATAATGGTACAGGCAGGAGCAGACAATTTAAGAGGAGAGAATATTTCTAAGGTTGTAACAGTATTAGCAAGTAAGAAATTTAAGTTAATGCCTTTATTGAAACAGATTAAATCTTCTAATATGACAGAAACATATTTTGAAGAAGATGCAACAATTTTGACAGC